CGAAGCCCAGGGCATCAGCATAGACGTTGTTCTTCAGCACAGAGGCGACCAGGAAGTTGGGGAACATGGCGGTAAGGACACCGTCAGCGCCGGCATAGTCGGTGCCAATATCGGCGACCTTGATGTTCTGGATGGCCTTGTTGTTGAACAGGCCAAGGGGCTGGAACTCCCCTCCAGTGCCCTGGAAAGCGCCCCAGTCCACGCCCAGGGCCATCTGCTTGGTCACGTCCTGACCCACGATAACATCGTTGTCGAAGCTGGTGGACCGCAGAAGGTCGTTGCTCATGGGGATGAGGGCCGTCAGCTTCTTGGAGGACAGCCGGATGTTACCGAACTTGGGGGCGGTCTTGGGAATCTTCCGATTCTCCCCGGTGAACATGGCGCGGGTGCCGGTCTTCAACTTGGGGATGTTCAGATTGCCGTGATCCATGGCCAGCCGACGGGCACCCAACTCGTAGATGACCGTGGAGGGATACAGCAGCTCGATGATCTCGTCGGCGTAGACCTCCGGCACCAAGTAGCCGCCGTCGGTGGGCTGAGTCGCGGCCAGGGCCTTGAACTCGCGGGCCATCTCAGAATCGTTGAACTTGTGCTCGGCAACATAGGCCGCCCGCTCGACCTCGCCGCCGGAGGCGTGGATGCACTTCACGGCGCGGCCAAACATACCGTAGGCGGTCTTGCGCCGCTCGGGAGCGGACATGGACGCGATGCGGGTCTTGAAGTCACTGCCCTGCTGGGCGGAGCCACGCACAGGAGGCGTGGCAAGGAAGAGCCCCGCATACTTGCGCTGCGGCTGTGCGGCGGGGGCTGCGGGTGCAGCGGGAGCCGCGCCCTTCTGAGCGGAGGGGCCTTCGGCACCCTTCTGGGCGGCAGGCTCACCGGCACCGGGCTTGGCGGAGGGCTCGCCGGCGGACTTCTGGCAGGACTTCAGGGCATCCAGCACCTGAGTGATGAACTCCTGGGTAATGGCGGGGTCTCCGCCCTCACCTTCGCCCTCGCCCTTGCCTTCCTCGCCCTCGGGGGCACCCTCGCCCTCACCAGCGGGGTCGCCGGCGCCGTTGGCCTCGATGATGGCGGTCACCTCAGCCATGATGTCATCCTGAGTGATGGTGCTGGGGTCTTTACCCGCCGCGATGAGATTCGCAAACACCTGTGCGATGAGGGCGGCGAGCTGTTCCTGGGTCAATTTCATGTTGAATTACCTCCTGTTTGTGTTGGGGACGATCTCGAAGATTATCCCGGCATTTTTGGTTTGCTTTTTCGGGGCTTCGCTCTTCTTGGGCTTCGCTGTGGGATTGGGCGGGTCATCCGGATCAGGCGGGGGCGGGTCTGCGTCGGGCGTGTCCATGAACGAGAGAATTTCCAGCAGCTCCTTGACCACTGCAATAAACGGCTTCAGTGCGTCCATCCTTCGGCGGGAGATTTTGCCGGTCTTGGCTTCGGCTCTCAGTTCCTCCACCAGCGACTTCACATCATCAATCTTCGCCTGGTCGTTCATTGCCCAGGTGACGATGGACACCTCCCACAACTTGATTTCCTTCAGATGGCGGATGCCAGCCTCGCTGTCATAGTCGAAAGCGACAGCATCGTAGCCAATGGACAGTTCTGCCAAAACGCCGTCTTTGAGCAGCGTTCTGATGTCCCTGCCAGTCTGCGTGTCGCTGATCTTGCCCCGGATATAGAGGCCCTTCTCATCTTCCCGCAGCACCAGTGGTTTGCCGATAGGCAGGTCATAGCTGTTGTGCTGTGAGAGAATCTTGATGCGGGCGAAATCCTCCACAATGGTCTTGGCAAAGGCTCCCTTCTCGATAACATCGCCGCCGCTGTCCACGTTGCCGAACACAGCTGCATACCCGGAGAACTCACCGGTACTCTCGTCTGCACTTTCCAGCTCAAACGAAACCGACTTGTATTCCCGCTGCGGCGCATCCGACTTTTTCTCCCAGCCAGTGACTCCCCGTCGTGCTCTTGTCATGCGGTCTACCTCCTTTCCTCAGAATTATAGGCATTGTTAAAAGCCGCCGAATGTCAAATAACACCGGCAGCGAATAACCTCCTCGGGCCGACCGTCGTTGGGGTCTCTTGGATACATGAGTCCGTTGGAAAATGGCTCATCGATTGCCACGGTTTCCCCTTCAAGATGGACATGGTCAACCTTGCCATGTGTGCCATCCCTTGGGTCTTTCTGCGGGTCGCGGTGATGCCACTCCTTCGTTGTGGCACCTGCGGCCTTCATGGTGTCAAACTGGCCCGTCGCAAGGGACATCGCAGTTTCCTGCTGCGCTATCAGCTTCGCCCTGGCCCTTGTCGTCTCCGGCCCCATTTCCGTCAAGATTTCCGTCCTTAAGGAACGCTGACTGGCACCGTTCTCCACACCCCGAGCGATGATGTCCGCGATGTTCTTCTGCGTCGTGGCCTGAATGCCGACAACCCGCTTACCGCCATTCAACTTGGCCTGCGATACAAGCTCCGGGCGGACGAGGTCAACGAGGCCGTAGCTCTCTGCGGCCACCTCGGCGCCGTCGGCGTATGCCTGTTTCCAAAGCGGAGTGAATATCGCGGTGAGCTTCTTCGCCTCATCCTTCCAATTCAGCAGCCCGGCCGCGACAGCCTCCGTGAGTTTCTGCTGCTCCAACTCGGTCAGAGCGGCCCACATCTCCGGGTCGAATGTGCCGTCCGGCATCAGTAGATCATCCAGCGCAGCGAGGGCGTCCGACTCTGCCTTCACGGTCATGCCCAGGGCTTTCGCTATGGCTGACCGCTGATCGGCAAAGTGTCTGGCAATCGCCAGTTCAAACCTGCGTTCGTTCTCCCGGAGGGCAGCATCCTCTTCCCGAAGCATCGCCTCAATGTTCACACGCGGGTCCGCCTTCTTCTCGCCGCGGCTTTCCGTCAAGGTCTGGGACACTTCCACTGGGTCGGCGGTCTGCTCCATGAACAGGTCGTTGATACCAACCTTGAATACATTCCCGCCTCTGACTTCCGGCATATCCAGTTTTGCGCGGGCCTCATTCTTGGTTAGAAGGCCAGCGTTCCAGCCGTCCAGAGCCAGCGCCTTGTCGAACTCCTTGTCATAGGGGATGACCGGGTCGAACCTCCACACGAGGTTATCTCCGAACAACGGAAGGAGCTGCTGATTGATGGCCTTCTCGCGGTCCTGGATGCGGGGAGTCAGGACGTTCTTGGCGTAGATGTACTGAGCGGAGTCGGCGGTGGAGCGGTTACTATTCTCCGTGATACCCATGATTTCACGCGGTACCCCGAAGTGCTCCAGCACAGCGTCGCGCGTCGAGAGCCGGCTCTCCACAAAGCCCAACTCCCGAATATCCTCACTGCCGAACGTCTTGATATCGACATTGCCGCCGAGAGCCGCTGCCTTATGGCTGTTCTCCACGCCTCGGTGCTTTTTGTTCCACCGGGCCAGGAAGGAGTCCGCTTGGTCCTTGGATGCATCAGGGAAGATGAATAGCATGGAAGGCGTTCCATCATTGTAGAAAAAGCGTTTCTGGAACTGCGCCGCGAATTCGTCAATCTCCACCTCATCCGCTATGCTCTCCGCCACACCCAGGCCACGAGCAAACGGGTCGAGCGGGTTTAGATGCTTCATCACGAACATATCATCGACCGGAACCGTCATGGTCAGCCCACTCGGCGTTGTGATCATGTAACCGGGATTACCGAGGTACGGAGTCATCTTTACCCAGTGCGGCGGCACGTTCCACAGCTCGGTGGGCCGCTCGTTCTCATCGCGCTCAATGAGGAAAAAGCTCTCGCCGACAAGCATCAGGTGGATCTCGTTCAGCCGCCACAGGGCGGAGCTGGTCATCTCATACAGCGGGTTTGGGTACGCCATGAAATCGAGGAACGGGTGCTTTGTAAGCTCCGTCTCCGTCCCGTCAGGATTGACCCGGTACAGGTGCCCGCTGAGGCTTGAAAGATCCGTCGCTATTTTCTCTACAACCGCCAGCCGCGGGCTTTTGGAATACATCTCCAGCCACTCGGCTGTGTTTCTGGAGGGCGGGCGAGTCCACCGGGAAACGAACTTACCCTTGCCCCGCTGGTACTGAGCACTGGCCTTGGGCTTGCCCAGTTCGATGTTAAATAGTCTCATATTTGACAATCACCTCTTGGAACTGCCGGTTAATCAGAAAATGAAATAGAAGGGCTGCCGCCTGGGCTCATACATGGCAAGAGCCAGAGCGTCCCCCATATCCGGGGAGGGGAGGCCGCGCTTCTTCATGGCCTCCTTACGCTCTAGCTCGATCTTGCCTTTGCTGTTCACAACGTATTTTCGATTAGAGAGCTGGCTGATCTGCTGGTCGTTTTCCCACAGCTTCAGCCGCTTCTCATACAGCGCCAGCCGCACCGAACCCCACATGAGGCCGGTGCTGTTCTCATACTCAACGGGATCATCACCCACATCGCCGATGGTGCCGCCCTCACCGCCGAAGTGGCATTCATACAGCTCCAGCACAAAGGGACCCTCGATCTCAGCAGCTTCCCACTCTTTGTTGATCTCCTCCACGATAACCTCCTGTTGCTCCTGGAGGATGTCGTACACGCCAACGCCCATGCCGTCGCAGTCGATCTTCACGTGGATCTCCGCGCCAGGGTATTTCCGGGCCAGCTTCTTCACCAGCGCCACCACGTGACCGGATAGCTCGGTGATGTTGTTGTGGTGATAGATGTCTGGTTCGCCCTGCTGGGCCTTGTCATAGACTGGGCACACCACAGAGCTGTCATCCCCATACCTGGCCACATCCACGCCGATGTCGATACGTTTGGGTGCCTCCGGGATACACACAGGTCCGCTGGCCCGTTCCGCCCACGCCATGGGAATGAAGCTGTCCGGCAGGCTCTTGGGGAAGTCCCCCGCCACACGCACCCGGAACACATCGCTGTCCTCACCGAACATCTCCACGATTTTACGGATGAACGCCGCATCGACCCGGCTGCTCTCCCGCCCATCAATGTGGAGGGTGCTATACTGCGCCCGGTTCTTGTGGTGGCTGTCGAAGAAAAAGCCTGTCAGCTTAGTAGGGTTCCCAGCCATGAACAGGCGGGACCCCTCCGTGGACAGCGCACCCAGGATGGGCTCAAATACCTTGTCGTCTACGCCGCTGGCCTCGTCGATGATGTACAGCACGTGCTCGGCGTGGAAGCCTTGCAGCGCGTCCGGCTTGCTGGCAGTGCGGGCCACGGCAAACCACTCTTCCCGGTAGCCCTTCAGAAACACTTTCTCCTGTGTCCAGATGATATCGTTTCCCAGCGCCGGATTATTGCGCAGCCATTTGCTGATCTCCGCCCAGAGGATGTCATACAGCTGGTGCTTGGTGGGGGCGGTGCAGGGAATCTTGGGGTAGGGATGGGTGGCCAGGAACCAGATGATCAGCCAGCTCTCCACCGCCGACTTGCCCACACCGTGGCCGCTGCGCACACTGGTGAGAGGGTTCTCCGCCACACTGCGGAGCATGTCACGCTGGCGGGTATCGGGCCTGGCGCGGATGATGTCCTCCACGAACTCTACCGGGTGAGCGGCGTAGTAGCGGATGGCCACAGGGTCAAGAGCCATTCTCCTCGCCCCTTTCCACCCAGGCTTGTGCGATAACATCGGCCAGACTGGACTGGCTCCCGTCCGTTACTGCCTGCTGCTCACGTTTTAGCT